ATTTAGCAGGTTGTACGCCTTGATAAAATCTTCTCCATGTAGGTTCAGGTATTCCTGTCCTCATTGTTGTTTTATGAGTATCTTTGCTATTACATTGCATCCAAGGTATATCTTCTAAGATGCAATTAGTTTGCATTAACATTTCAATGATTTTTGATTCTATATTACCTTTCCCATCTCTTGTAGCATACATATCTAACAAGTCTGGGAATGTTTGACCTAATATTGCCATTTTTATTTCCTCTTTTATTTACTGTTCGGGTACAAGATTTCTGCTGTCGTTTTTGATGGTGCTGTGTTGCCACTGCCTGCCACAAATCTAGACTCTTGAACTTGTTTACCAATGTTGTAAAATCCTTTTATAAACGCTTGGTTATTACCAAGTCTGGTATTGTTTAAGACTTCTTTGATAAAGCCCACATCATCACCGAACGCAAAACTAAGTCCCTTACTTGCAGTCGATAAAACATTATTAAACTTGTTTCCAAAAGTATTTTTAGATTCTGTAAGCCATTGTTCACTTGTTTCATTTAGCTGATCACTATACTTTTGATTAATCGTTACTTGTAAATCTACTAATTTTTGAGCTTGCTCTTGGCTTAATTTCAAATCTTTAGCTATTTTTGAAAATTCTTGAGATTGATCTTCTAAATATTCTTGACCATCAGGAATTTTAAATTTTTCATACTCTTCTGGTATATTATCTTCTTTTTTATGATCTTCATTATCTTCTTTTTGATCATTTTCTGAGTCGTTATGCGTTTCTTTATTATTTTCTTCTTTAATATCATTATTATCTTTTGAATCAACATCATTATCTCCAACTAACGCAGTACTTTCTGTGACTGAATTAGAATCTTGTCCTAAGGCAGTATTGTCTGACTCACTATTGTTTAATTCTGTATTTGTTTCTATATTTTCCATTATTTCTCCTCAATTTCTTCAAATAAGTCAAATTCTTCTTTTTCTGATATCTCTATAATTTCATCTGTAATATATTTTCCCACTGATTGCTTACCACACCTAAAATACATATAGTTAGAATCTGTATTAAATTGAGATGAATATATTTGAGAAAAGTCTAAAATTTTATTTATAAATTTTTTAAAAGACTCATTACCTAATAATTTTTTCATTTCAAACTTATAAAAATTTTCTTCATGCTCTTTTTTTTGCATTTCTGCTTCATAATCTGAAATATCTTCATTCATAATTTACCCATTATTTCCCATTTGTTGCGATAATTGACCTAACACATTGTTATTATCTAGGTTAGTTTGGCTTAATGTTTTCGCCCCATTTGCGTACGCTTGCATTTGTTGCATTTGTTCTTGTTGTTGTTGAGCTTGTGCTTGTGCTTGCTCCATTTCTTGAATTTGCTGATCTGTTTTAACGATAGTAGGAGGTACACCCATCCTCTCTTGCATTTCTTTAACAACACTATCATAATTCAACATATTTATAATATTTGGTTGAACACTTGCCATAGATTCTAAAGTTGAAACAAATTGTATAATACTGTTAACTTCACTTGCTTTTTGTGCCTGATTTAACATTGAAATATAATCAACTTTAATGGGTTGATTTTGTAAGATTGCTGGAGGTTCAGGTAATAAGCCAACACGCAAACAAATAGGCAATATTCTATTAAACACTAAATCTAATGACCCATTTATTCGTTCAACTACACTACCTAATTGCTGCAATTTTTCTGCGACTTTTTCATTTACTTCTGTTGCAGTCATATTACTTTGTCCGTAATTCAATAGCATTCTAAACAAGTCAGTGTAATATGTTTCGTTAATTCTTTGCTCTATCTCTGATATCTTTTGTGATGTAGATTGTAGAGCGTTCATTGGATTAAAAATGGGTGCTATTCCAGATTCCATCGAATTTGGATTTTTAATATTTATAGTAGATGGTTGAATCGTAACTCTTTTATTATTAAAATCAGAAGATGCAACAAGCGGAGGTCTATTTACTAATTCTAGATTGTATAATGATTCCTTTTCAAATAACATAAGTTGCTTAGCATCGGGTACAGCATCAAATCCTACTCCCCAACCGTATACTTCATCAGGTCTAACATCCCATCGAAAGACAATAAAAGGTAACTCATCATAACCAGAAACTTCTAAAACTAATGAATCATTTGTGCTTTTTTCATAGTAAATACTTCTATATACAAACTTTTTTAAATCACTAATTTTAATTCTGTCATCATTTGGCTCAATAACATGTACTATTATTCTTTCTGAATCAATATTATTATTTTCAAAACTAGTTTTAACACTTTCTGATACGTTTTCTATGCCAAATCTTTCTACAATCTGACCTACAGTCATTGTTATTTCTCTTTACAATGTATTTGTTTCTAATTTTGAATCATTAGCCAAACAATACTCGCCAATATTCATATTATAGCATCTTATTACATTGTCATAATCTTCAGCAATAAATGTAACAGATGTACCAAAGTCTGCACAATCACCAAGAACATTATACATTGATTCATAGAAGTTTGATTTTGATAATACTTGCTCTATAATCTTCTCAACTTCATAAAACCAAGCTTTAACATCATCATTCTCTAAAAGTTCTGTTCTTGAAGTAGATAATCTAAACCATTTTGAACTCTTTGAAAGCAAACCAGAATATAATCCACTTCTTAATACACGAGAAGCTATTCTTGTACAATTGTTTTCTATATAATGATTCCTCGATAATGGGTTTTGTTTTGACTCTGTATATTTTCCACTATATGGAACAATAAAATCAGTAACAGACCTCCACATTGTTTCCCAGCCATTTTTTTTCTTATTGACTAAAGAACTATATCTTTTTCTTATTGTCTTAATTACAGAATCATCAACATACATATTATTGACCCAGAGAAGTTTTATTGCCACCTAAAGCAGTAGCTTGTTGAGTTATAGGTGCAGCATATCCAGCAACATTAGTAGAAGAACTTGACATAGCCCTGCGTCTATCTTTCTTTACTTGATCACTATCTTCTTGAGCCTCTTTTTCAACATCTGGCTGTATGATTCTTCTTGGCGGAGTTGGAGGAGGAGCTGATGCATGTCCAGTACACATAACATATAAAAAATTAAAATAATAATATAAATTATAACATTACAAAAATATTAAACTAAAAATTGCAATTAATAACTTGTATAGTCAAAATGTGCTTTTTGTACTTCGTTGTTATTATAACTTTGTTTATTATTTGAGGGGAATGAATAAGCAAAACTCAACGCTAAAGCATCTGCATTATCTGGTGACATTCCTAAATCTTTTTTAATTTTATCTTTTGACACTAAAATCAATTGATCTCTTGCATTATGATAATACTCGATAACTTCTAGCTCCATTTTGAGAAGTGTATCATTTTCGATACTTCCTCCATCTTTCATCCATTCATTGAGTTTAGAATACATGTAGGCTCTCATATTTGCATATTTCGGATCAGGTGATTTACTAGCAAAATTAACATTAATAACATTATAATATCCAAGCTGTCTTAATCTGTCCCCATATGGTGCCCCGACTCCTGTAGCATCAATCAAAACATGCTCTACTCTGTGTTCATCAATTTTTCTTGATAAATGAGCACAAAATTGCATAGCGTCTCTTGTTTTAGATCCTGGGATTTTTTCTGGTGTTATTATATGTGCATGATTACCTTTTCGGTATCTTATTACACAATAATCCGAACCTCCTCTAGCGATATCAACACTCATAATTAATGGATCATCAGGAAAATGAAAGGGTTTATTTTTAACCGCTTTATCTATTGTTTCAGTTGATATAAATTGCATATCACTAGATGATGGAAATTCACCATAAACTCTAACTTTCATAAAATCAGAGTTTTCTCCGTATTGCTCTTTCCATTCTTGAATTTGGTCTTGATTAATTCCCTCTACAAATTCACTATTTATATTTCTAGTTTTCCAATATTTTCTATTTTTTGTAAAGCAGTCCTTAAAGTCACCTGCCCTTGTTGGATTTCCTAGTGCAAACCATATCATTTCAGTATTTGAATCTGTTAAAGCTCCTTGTGCTGTATCCCAAATTTTACTGATTGAAGAAGCTTCATCAAATAGTAGCAATAACCTTTTTCCTTCATTATGAAGACCTGCAAAAGCATCTGGGTTATTTTCTGAATATGGGATAAAGTCTGCTCGCCATGTTTTTTCACGTTCTGGTGATACGCTGTATATGCTAGTAGCTGTCATTTTAAACCAATGATTATGTATCATTAGTCTGAACCACTTGGCAACTTCTGGAGCTGTTTTTTTAAGCAATTGATTTTCTGTATTTGATGTGATTACAGCTTTAGTATCAACTTTAGTTGATAAGCAAAACAATATTAACCATGCTGTTAAACAGCTTTTTCCGATACCATGACCGCTAGCTACTGCTTTTCGTATTGCTTTATAATTATTGTTTGGCAATTCTTTTAAATCATTACCTAATTCCAATAATATTTCTTTTTGCCAAGTCCTAATGCTGTGTCCATCTAATTCTGTACCAGATTTACCCCACGGAAACGCCCATAGCACAAAATTATAAGGGTCATGCTGATATTCTTTTAACTTCTTAGCAATTGCCTTATTAAAATCTTTTTGTTGCATTTTTAACCTCTTGAACAATCTCATACCAAACTATATTATCAATAACTATCACTTGTTCTTTCCTCTGCTTCACTTAGTAAATCAGCATATGTGTTGTCTGTTATTTCAACTTCATGTTTATCTTTTTGACCGCACACATTTTTCCCTAGCCAAACCAACATTGTTGCATTACCATCAACCCCAGTTCCTGATTTTCCTAAAGCACATTGAATTTGTGCCATTTTAATATTAGCTTCTTGAAAGCTATTCCTAACAGACCTAAATTTCCTAGGATTTCCATCCTTATCTTTATAATTTTCTCCTACCCATTTATATAATTTTTCAGTTGCAATGTTAAACTTTTTTGTTATAGATGCTACGTTGTAACCCAATCTACAACACTCTTCAAATAAATCTTTATCTACTACTTTCTTCTTCATAATTAAACCCTCTTGGTCGGTGCTGAAAAGTAAAAACCCATAATATACATAGTGCATGGTATCAAAATAGGAGGCATTACTAATCCTTTAACTTCTTTAAATACAATATCCGCATCACCCGTGAAGATACTCATAATAAAACCATGCGACTCGATGTAAGGCATATAAAAAGGAATATTTGTATATGCCGCTATGACAGGATATAAAACTATTGAAAATACTAGTGTTAAAGCTATTATTCTCCTTGTCCATTGATAGAATTTATTATTAGATTCCCTATTTTGTATTCTATCCTTAGCCAGTAGTTCTTGCTGTTGTTTTTTAAGTTCTGCTTGGCTTTCCATATAGGTTTTAATTAAACCTACACCAGAACCAATTATTAAAGATGTCATATCTAAACCTAAATTAAAGCTCATGTATAAACCACCTCTCATATAAATTAGTATTTATCCATGGCTTATATAGATATTTATGTGAATCTAGATTGTTTTTTCTAATTAATTCATCTTTTGTTTTTTTATCTTCTATTATCATATCTATAGCTTGCAATGTGCTTACATTATCAACAGTTTTAATAAAATAAATATCATTTCTTGATAAGTTATAATCAGATATAATACTTTCTAATGATTTATAATAAGCACCTCTGTAAAAAAAATTTGAATTTATATATATATCTTTTATTTTTTTTCTTTCTTTCCCTCTTAGACGATCAAGTACTTTATTCCTGATTATTTTATTAACATCCAAACATAAAAAATTATGAATCATCTGTTTTAAATTGCCCGATCTCGGGTATAAGTATTCATTAATTATATCTTGTTCAGTCATTTTAAACCTCCATTAAAAAGGTATATCTCCATCGAAATTATTAAAATCCATTACTTTATTTTCAGTTTTTACACTGCTTTTTTTATCTCCTCCCAAAAATTGAAATTCTTTCAAATGTATTGATGTTTTACTTTTTTTATTACCCTGACTGTCTTCCCATGAATTAGTTTTCAGTTTTCCCTCTATATAAAGCTGTGTTCCCTTATTACAATATTGCTGTATTAATTCTGCTTGCTTTCCAAATGCTACAATATTATGCCACTCTGTACTTTTTACATAATTTCCTGTTCTATCTTTGTATTTTTCATTTGTTGCAATACTAAAATCACAAACTTTAAAACTTCCATCTTTAAGCTCTGGTTTTCTGCCAACTGTTCCTAAAACAGTTACTTTATTTATCCCCTGCATTTATTAAATCCTCTTTTTTATTATCAATATATTTATTTATTATTTGAATTAATTCATATATACCAAGTCCAACAATGAATACCCACACAGGGGTATGAAGTAATAAAAGAACTATTCCAGATAATAATA